GCCCCGTTGGGGAGTTACCGAACCTATAGGGAGCAACTGTATTCCGTTGCTTTAGCTATAAGTTCGGCGTACGAATCACACCAATTATCGGTGTGTGAGTACGTGTAGCCTACAGTGTTGGCATTACGCCGAGTAACTGTAAATCGACTTCCTGAACCCGGAAGCTTCTTTTCCCATTTCGTCGGGAGAAGTTGCTTGCCCCGAAGATCATGCATCAATTTCCTCATGAGGAAATCTTTGCCTGGCCTTCGCGTAGGTATTATCACAATCCTACGGAATTTGTACATGCAGTTCTTATACATGCCTCTACGAGGCATAGAACTGTGAATGTACGAATCAAAATCCTCGTCCGAATATGGGCCGATGAGCGTTAGTGCTCTTTCGGGGACCAGTGATCGGATGTAACCAAGGGTAGTTGATTCGTCACCTATCCCAAACCTTAATGAAAGGAGACGCTTTAAACGATTAAGATCGCAAAAGAGTTCCATCACCGTGGTAGGGAGATCGGAAACAAAGACAGGTCGAACAGGTTTACCTTGGAACCAGTCGGCACCACAACTTTCACGGGCAGGCCCATAAACAAAGGTCTTATCCGTATTTGTCGTGAAACCGGCAAGGCGAAGAGCTTCAACCAGTTTGAAATAATACCGTCTTTTAATGACGATATCGTCACCATAAATGGCGACGTCATCCCGGTCAAAACGATCCCCATCCACTTTCTGCACCGCCCAAACGAGGGCAGTGAACAAAGCAGACTCCAATGCGAAGGTAAAGCCATTCCCCATGGAGGAGATTTTCTCGTACTTTATTAGAGTACGGTCTCCTTCACACTCTAGCTCCCCGTAGGGGGAACGTAGATCACAGAGATAGCGAAACCAGTCACGAGGAAGCAGCAACTCACAAAGCTTTAAGCTAATAGAGTCGCTAGCCGCAGAGAGGTCAATCGTAACATGACTTTCCTCCCCGTCGACTAAACTTCCACGCCGAGCCAATTCTTGATTCTTTACTTGGGAATCTAAGTCGACACCGAAGCGCTTTAAGCGTTTTCGGATAAAACCGTCGACCCCCAATTGGAGATACAAATTCAAGGTTGGTTCGATCGCAATAGTACGCTCCTTTTGAGCGTCCTTAGGTACAAAAGCGATTCGATTCCCATCTACGACATTAATGACCTTGGCCCAAAAACGCTTCATATCCAGCGGCATATGTGCGGGAATACCCTCACGCATGCGGTAGGAATCTTGAAGGGCTCCGAGCCACCTACGGTCAGTCTCGATGGCAAATCGGGCGTACCGGTGAGCCTCGATCGTGCAGCTATAAGGCCAGTTTCCGTATTTATGATACATGGAAACATCGCCCCTAGTTGTGCCGATTGTACTCCCCGGACCATGCCTAGACGTGTCCAACAAAGCCTTGGATCCAGGTAATTCGGACCCAAGGAGCTTCACCAAGAACTGTCGAGCTCTAAGCAAAATATCAGAGCTCCAAGTATCTTCCGTATCGGTAAGACTCTTATAATTAACTTGATTATAAGATTTACAGGTGCCCTCCGCCGCCAAGAAAATCTCGGTAGCGCGTGCAACCCTTTCTGTCTTATCCGTTGGAAATTGATACTTCTTGATGACGCTGCACAAGAGATACTTCGCCCTCACTTTCGCAAGAACGGTATCAGTGGAGTCAATACACTGTAGCCCCCACTCCTGTGACAAGTTCAGATAGCTGCCAAGGTCTTTATATCTAATGATCTTGGACAGTTTCTCCGATTCCTCATCGGTCAGGTAGTGTGTTAAGTCTAGACTTAACGATTTTAAAATATCCCAAGGATAACTCTTTGGGACATTGTGTAGGGCCATACTTATAGCCCTACGTTTTTTGGAACGGTTAACATCTTTCATGTTACCTCCGACGATTTAGTGTTAATAGGAATTTATTGCACTTGAAGAAAAGCTCAGTCATCTTATCAATAAGGCTATTCAAAGCCCCAAAGACAGAGATGGCTACTAGTAAAACCTTAAGGACCATATCAATGGTTCTTTCAGGCATTATACTAGCTGCTGATCCATGAGTGCTTCCATCACGTCATCGTCGTCCAAAATGGCTATCAACAGCTGCCGAGCTATCATCTTGTCGGCACTGGTGACACCCACTGGAACCGAAAAGGACACCTCACCGATGATTGGTGACGTCAACTGGCTTACGCCATCGACGCCATCTACCAATTTATCGGTAGAGACCTTCAGGGAACACTTCGCAGTGCCCTTGAAGTTGCCGTTTTGCTTCGGCGGTGTCCGATAGAAACCCAGCGTATCACGCGCCTCCAGGG